AGAAAGCGCGTATGATCAAAACCCGAGTGTTCCTGCAACCAGGACTGGAGTACACCCTCCTCATGAGGAAGTACTTCGGATGGTTCGCGAACATGTTTCGTTCGCGATCTGGTTTTCTCCTACACCACGGAATTGGTGCGAGTCAGAAAGAGGTGTGGGGAAAATACTGGCATCAGTTGACCAAGTATGGGAACTACGGGTTCGACGTCGATTATTCAAACTACGACGGAACCGTCTGCCAACAAGCGTTTGACTTCTTTCTAGAAGTCACTGATCACTATTACGGACACCAAGATCGTGTTCCGCGAGCAGCGTTGATAGCAAATCTGCGCAACTCTTTTGTGATCGTAGGACAACACGTGTGTTATACACGACAAGGGAACGATTCCGGGAATCCTCTGACGGACATTTTCAATTCCATTACGAATGTGTGGATACAGTACTGTTCGTTTATGATTGGTAAGGCCATTAAGGGCTTAGATATCAACATGAACGGATGGGACACTAGTGTAGCCATGCTTACATATGGAGATGATGTGATCGTCGGGGCGTCGGATGAGACCCTCGAGTTCTACAACCGCAAGGTTGTGCAGCAAGTAGCAACGGTGCTTGGCATGAAAGTGACAGCAGCGAATAAGGAGGCAGAGATTGTTGAGCACGAGCCTGTGTTCGACCTGACGTTCCTTAAGGCGCCATTCCGACAGAGAAACGGATACGTCGCCTCACCTCTTCCCATCAACATCATTCATCGAGAATTGATGTGGGAGAGAAAGAAAAATACTGGAGATGTGTTGATATTTCGTCAACGGATCGCCCAGGCCATGGAGATGGTTGCCCACCATGGAGAACAGGAAGTCGAGAGACTTCGAAGGCAACTAGCGGAAATTGGAGTCGATACCGACTTTAACTTCCGCCTTTGGGAGATGGATATCAGAAACCTGCAGGAGCACACGCAGGTAGAAGGGCTGAGGGAAGAGTGTTACGATGATGTATTTCGTTTCGCTTTCGACTCAGTCGACCAGAGTGCAGAGATGGAGGACTTCGATGAGAAGTACGGGGAGATGGATGAGTTCGTGGATGTTGAGTGATGCGCGTCGCGTAGTTCGCTAGTTGTACTGGGTTAGTAGCCTGGGTAACAGCTTTGATTGACTAGTTGAGACGGACGAATATCTTCTTTCTTCTCTACCTTTATTTTATGCCCGACTGTTGGGTTAAGCCACAGTATATTCGGGTTATTATTTTACATTTCTTTATTTTGTTATAAACTACTAGCGCCGAAGGTGAGCATAGGTCGTTAGACCGCGCATAGTCCTACCGATAGGACAACTCTGAAGCTAGTAGTAGTGTATTACCGTATATTATATTTTCGTCAATTATATAAAAACATTATTAAATGATTTTCATAGAACGGGAACCCCTTAAGGGAACCCGCAATCATTTTCTTATTTTCTTT